AGCCGTGGCACCATGTAGGGATGGAATACGCCAACATCGAAATCCGACTCGCCGGCTCTCTTGAGAACACTGTACTCAAGGAAGCCTCTGCCCCCGAAATCGCCGTCCTCAAAGCCATCCACGGCAGTGACGCGGTAGTTAACATCAAGAAGTCCCGCACGTCGTCTGTTGACCAGGCCACGGAACGTGACCGCCTTGGCAAGTTCTACGGTGACGCTGTCATCGCCAAGTTCTTTCCTGGTGTGACTGCGAAGCTTCCGACCAGCCTCGCCGAGATCGGCGTCGAAGTGCCGGAAGAAACCTCCAAGAAGAAGTAACCGATGGCTCGCGGCACCCAGCTCTCCGCGCTGGTCGATGCCCTGCGGGCAGAGATCGGTGCTTCGACCAACGTGGCGATGGGAGTTAACTCCCTGCCGGCGTTGAAGCAGATCCTTAATCGCACCCAATCCTGGCTGTGGGAAAAGTTCGACTGGCCGTTCGCGTATATCGAGCGAGACGAGCAAATGGTAAACGGCTCTCGGTACTACGGTTTCGACCCAGAGATCGACTTCGGTAGGATCACGGAAGCCCACGTCAAGTACTCGGACAGTTGGCGCAAGCTGGACTACGGCATCGGCACGGCTCAATATAACTCTTCGGACATCGCCGATGGCGACAAGGAAGACCCGCCCACCCGGTGGCGTCACTACGAGGGCAACCAGTTTGAAGTCTGGCCTACTCCTTCCAGCAACGAGTGTGTCGTCCGATTCAAGGCGATCAAGAAGCTGCCGAAGATGGTAAACGACGGCGACGTCGCTTTGCTGGATGACAATCTGATCGTCCTGTTCGCCGCTGCCGAGATGCTCGCCCGCGCGAAGTCTGAAGACGCCCAGGGCAAGATGAGTGCGGCCAATGAACTGTTCACCAAGCTCAAGGGCAGCGGCATCAAGAATGATGTCTTCGTGATGGGCGGCGGGATGCCTGTAGAAGGTCAAAGCTTCCTTAACGGCGCGCGTATTGTCCCGAGCAACCGGGTCTAATTTATGGCATATATCGTCGTCGAGAACTTTTCAGCCGGCCTCGACACGCGCCGGCACCCCCTCACGGCCAAGCCCGGTACGCTCCAGAAACTGGTCAACGCCCACTTGTCGCGTGGCGGTGAGATTGAAAAGCGTAAGGCTTTTGAGCTGATTAACCCAAGCATCAATCAGAACATCTTCACCAATCCTTTCCACGGATTGCAGGCTACGGCTGACAAGATCTATACCTTCACGGACTTCTGGGGTAGCAACACGACAAGCAATGAACTTCAAATCGGCACAAGCGGGGTTTACGTCAGACTGATCAAGCATCCTAGTTGGGAGCTTGGCGCTTCGGTGCCTTTTCCGGCATTGGTGGACGTTCCTTACACGACCCTTTACGGAGGTAAAACTTTCATCATCACGAAGTGGGATAACGGAGATGTCATCCCTTACTTTGACGGAGAATTTATTCCGGACTTTTACATCGGAACGACAAAGGCATGGATGGCTAATCGTCCCAACGTGTGGGATGGTTTCGCCGGCACCATTGTTTGGCAAATCAATGGTGGAAGTTCTGGTTCTAATCCGACTACTGGATGGTCTGCTTCTGGTTCAAATGGGGTGCAAAACACTCCTGGTTACGTTGACGTGACGGCTCCGGAAGGCGTGAATTTCACTCCTTCATTTACGACCGATCCTCTTGTCCCTGTCGTCATCTCGACGTTGCAGGACTATGTCGCGCCAAAGGCAGAAGTACTAGCTTCTGGTTCTTTTGCCGTCACCGGAGGTTATGCACAGCCGGCAACCTTGTTTAAGGATGGACGCAATATGGATGCAGCTGCATGCCCAGGCATCCGCAGTATCCGTGTCGGCGCGTCTAGTCCAACTGCTACGGACGGACTTGATTTGCTTGGCTGGGGTGGCACGGTTGGTCTGCGATTTGATACATATTCACCGACTTACACCACAGGCTCAAACTGGGGATCATTGCTGTTTAATATCGCAAAGGTAATCAACGAAAACTCTACAGCAGGACTTAACCACAAGTACTCTGCGTATTCGTATCGTCGTGACACAAACAGCGGAAATGACACGAATTCTATGTACCTTTATGCTCCTGCTGAAAAAGGCGTAGAAGCCAACGGCGAGCTAATCCAAGTCGAGTTTGACGCTAATCCTAACGCAGTTTACGACCTTCACCAATTGGTTGATCCTGCTTCCATAGCGGTAAGCCCATATAACCCTAGCAGGTTTATCGCCACTATGGGTACTCTTAACGGAGGATCTACCAATGCAATTACTTCTGTCACCGTTGATGGTGTTGAAATCATGGGTACGCCGACTAACTGGAGCGTATCCCACAGTAATCTTATGCAGCAGGTTGTTGATAAGATTAACGCACATGTGTCTTCGACGGAGTATAACGCAACGCTTTCGGCAGGCCGTGTAGTAATTACGGCTTTGCCTGGTACTGGTTCTAGCCCAAACGGACGTCCGGTTGAGGTAAAGACTAGTGGAAACGTGGTCATTGGAAGCGTCATCGGAATGAACTTTGGCGTCAACGCCGTCGCCGGCAAGCGGAAGATCGTTCGCTATTCAATCGGCGGCGGCACCTTCTATCCGGAAAAGAATGTCACCTTGATTGCCACCAAGGAACTTGACGCAGCCAATCCAATCTATTGGGGTGCGACTCGCGTAACCAATTCCAAGGGTGTAGCCGCGCTTACCTACAAGACCAAGGCACACCTGGCGTCTGGATCTAGCCTGTTCTTCTCCGGCGTAAACCAGCCGACCAAGTGGGGGCAGGATGGAGTCGGCGCCGGCTTCATCAACATGTCCAATAACAACGGAGGCAATGAAGTGCTTACGGCTGTCGCCCTGTACCAGGGTAACGTGGCTTCGTTCTCCCGCCGCACCATCCAGCTTTGGAGCATCGACACGGATCCGGCCAACAATCGACAGGGGCAGATCCTGGCTAACACCGGTTCCTTCGGGCAGAAGAGCGTCATCTCGGTAGGAGACATCGACGTCTTCTATCTTTCAGACTCCGGCGTACGGTCTATCCGCGCGCGCGACAGTTCCAATTCAGCCGTCGTCAATGACGTCGGTACGCCTATTGACGGACTGGTCTTGTCTGACATCGCCAACATGACCTTCGACCAGAAGGCTAAATGCCCAGCCGTCATCGAACCTATCGATGGACGCTACTGGCTGGCTATTGGAAGCAAGATCTACGTCTACTCGTACTTCCCAAGCAGCTCGGTCGCCGCATGGTCCACCTATGACTCCGGTCATAACTTCACGGAATTCACCACCAAGGACGGCAAGGTCTACGGCAAGGAAGGTAAGAACGTGTATGTCTATGGCGGACTGGACGGAAATACCTACGATAACAGCGAGATTGAGGTAATCCTACCCTACTTGGACGGCGGAAAGCCTGCCCATATGAAGACTCTTTTGGGTCTAGATATGACCTGCGAAGGCGAGTGGGCGGTCGAGATTGGTATGGATCCGGTTGCTCCGGACGCCCGCGATCTTGTGGCTACGGTCAGCCAGCCCACCTTCACCCTTGGCCGAATCCAGGCAACCGGGATGGGGACGCATGTAGGCATCCGCATGACCAGTAACTCGGACGGCTACGCGCGATTGGCTAACCTTATCGCCCACTTCGACTTCAATGAAAGCGACTGAACTGTATCCCGAAGGGGTGCAGCACGTCGTCCACAACATGAGGGCGAAGGACCAAGCGGAGATTTACGCTACCCAATGGACCGACGACCCTTGGGAATTCGGCAACTCGATCCTGCGGATGAACGGAGGCGGGTATATCCTACATGCCGACGACGGCGAACCAGTCGTCGCCTGCGGTGCCATGCCCATGTGGAACGGCGTCATGTCGATTTGGATGTTCGCAACCGACAGGTTCGACGAGATATCTCTATCCGTACACAGGTTCGCCAAGAGGGTGTTTTTCCCAGTTCTAGACGAAATCGGATGGCATCGCCTGGAGTGCCGGAGCATCGCAACCCACGACGTCGCCCACCGATGGCTGGAGCTGCTAGGCGCGGTCAAGGAGTGTGAGGTATCCAACTACGGCAAGGCCGGAGAGGCGTTCTACCTGTATTGCTGGACAAAGCCGCCGGCAGAGACACAATCGACTGAAACCAATGTGTAGTGTAAACCCAGCAATGGTCGGAAGGCCGTTGAAGCAACTCCGAGGAATCGGCGGAGCCGTCATTGGTGACTTGCGACAGGGTGGAAGTCCTACATCTAATCCGATTAAGCGTAGTCTTAATAACGCATCTCCTGCCGGTCCGCAGACTCAATACTCACCCTCTACCGGCGTAACCCCTGTAAACCAAGCAAGCCCACTAGCCAACGCGATGGTCGGTATGGCAATCGCCAAGCAAAACCCTAACGCATTCGCAAACGGACCTATCAAAATGAATTCTTCTAATAAGACCGGGAGGGTCATCTCCTAATGTGCTTCGGTGGAGGAGGCGGTGACGGCGGTGCAGCCCAGGCTCGCGCCGACGAGATGGCGCGCCAAGCCCGCATCAAGCAAGGCATTGGCAACGTAAACGAAAAGTTTGAAAAGTTCGACAAGGGCTTCTTTGACTCTCGCGGACAAGCCTATCGTAATTTCGCCACGCCCCAGGTCAATGACCAGTATAAGCAGGTTGGCGATCAGTTGGCCTTCAGCCTAGCCCGCACCGGGCTTGACCAGTCCAGCGAGTCTGCCCGACAGCAGGGCGTACTGATGCGAGACAATGCCCTGGCTCGCCAGAGTCTCGCGGAAGGTGCTACTTCAGAATCAACCAAGGCAAGGCAGGCCGTCGAAGATCAACGCAACTCACTTATTTCGCAGGTCAACATGACCGCAGATCCGGAAATGGCTGCTCAAAACGCCCTGCGTTCTGCCGGCATCCTAGAGCAGCAGCAGGCTTTCAACCCTGTTGCCAACCTGTTCGCCAATACCACCGGACTTCTGTCCGCCGCCCAGAACGCTGGTTACTACTCCGGCGGTCCTGGCCTTGATCCTTTCAAGAGCCTTGTTGGAATTAAAACTAAAAACCGAGTCATTGGTAAATAACTATTATGTGTACCCCTCAACTCATTGAGCAGGCAGCTCAAATCAAAGCAGGCCAAGCCATGAACGAAGGCCCGGTCGGCCCTATGGCTTCCGGTGGACCTATTCCAAGTTTTATGGCTGGAGTATCTGGCGCGTCTTTACCGGCTTCCGCCGGTGTGGCCGGACTATTCCCATCCCAGCAACCTATATTCTATGATCACAGTGGACCTCCTGTAGTACAGCAAAGGGATTTCCCCGGTCGCTTTCCCCAGCCTCCCTCTATGGAAGAGTCTAATTTTGAACCAATGCCAGACCCAAGCCTGTATGGCAGAAAGGACGGAATTAGGCCGAATCATACGATTTATACTAATAACATTCAAAGTCAAATCCCGATGATTGATTACAACTACGCTCCGTACACGCCAATGAAAGAACGTATTGGACCTACGATCGGAGACATCCTAGGGATTAAGCCAGGTCAATACGAAGAAGTAGGCGGACCTGGAAGCTTCCGTAATCTCAACACCCCCCTTCGTTAATGTGCTATCCTGTTGCCATCGCACTAGCCCTTACGGCGGCAGGATCTGCCGCCCAAGCCGCAGGCGCTCGACGAGCCGCAAAGGCCATGTCTGGGGCTAGAACGGCTGAAAGCATCCGCCAGAAGGGCTTTCAAGGCGAAGCGGATGCGGTGGTAAACGAGTCCCTTAACAAGTCCGGCAGGGAAGCAACCGACGCCGGCATGAAGACGGCTGCTGCCGAGCGAGCTGCTGCTGCTGATGCAGCCGTTAGTGAAGTTCGTGCCCCTGTTGAGGCGGTTGGAGCCAATCTTGCAGGAGATACCTCCGTTAACCAGGTCATGGCTACGGAGAACGACCTGGCTAGGAATAAGAACCTAGGCTACGCAACCCAGCAGGGTCGTGCTAAGGCCGATCTTCTGTCTTTCAACGACATTACGTTCCAGAACGCGATCAACAACATCCGCGCCGGCCAGCAACTTAACACAGTTGGTAACTTCATGCGAGGTTCGTCTAATGTTCTTCCCATCGAACTGGAAGCAGCGTCACGCAAGGGTGACAACTTGAAGACCCTCGGTACAGCACTGTCTACTGCTGGTACTGTCGTGGGTATGGGGGCGGGTGCTGGATGGTGGGACAAGGCTGTTCCAGACCCTACAACGCTTACTAGCATTCCTAGTGGTGCATCTGTCACTAATCCGTCTATTCTTAACCTTGGAAACACGCCTTCTTTCCAACTCCAGGATATTCTGAATAACTGGAATGCGACAAAGTATAGGAACCTTGTTCCTACGCAAACTACGCTTACGGTACCTAAATCTATTAAAATCTAATGGCTGATCGCATCAATGTACAAGGTGACCCCATGTGGGGGCAGGTTCTTGCTAACTCTGTTTCCATGCTTGATCCACGGCGAGAGGCAGAAGGTGCCGCGCTCCTAGCTCGTACTCGCCTTAGCAACGCCCAGGCCGCTGGAGAAGAAGATCAGAACGACGCACTTACGTACGAATCTCTTAAGAAGGCAGGCTATTCGGACCTTGAGATTGGTGCCATGCGCGCCGCCCGAGATAAATCCGTAGCGTCTATTTTTAAGGGGGTAAATTACAACCGAGGCCGCGAGGCCGTTGGTCGCGGAGACCTTGTTGCCGGCGCCATGCTAACCGACCAGGCTTCGGCCATGCCGGAATTGCAAAAGGCCATTACTATTCGCGACTACGTCACCGGGCCAGACGGAAAGCAAGATAAGGGCCTTGCAGG